AAGATAATTGCTTTAGAGTGAGATCATAAACCGTATTCGTAGTATCAAGAAAGCCGTCAACGACTTCACCCATACCACCATTTAAAATATAATTAATAAGCTCGTCACGGCTCATTAATAACCAGTTGTCCGCAGGTATACCCGCGTCAAGGTCGCGCTTGATCTGGTTTCTAAGTGTTTTTCGCGCCTGAGAAAGACCCTTTTTAAGAGCTTTTTCAACCGCAACTTGTGCTTCAAGTTGTTCCACTTGTGCAAGTGTGATCTGTGCGAGTAGCGGCGGCTCATTCTCCGCTTGACGTCTTAGCTCTTCAATAGCTTGTACGTCAGCATCTCGCTTTTCTGCGAGTAGGTTAACGAGTCCGCAACTACGACACAGCATCAAGAGACCCTTAAGTCAAGCAGTCAGTAACGACGAAGCCAAAGTTAGAATCGATCTTCTTGAAAGTCTCGATCTCTTCGCTCCAAACGTAGCGGCGGGTCTTTTGCTCGTTGTCATAAGCGCCCGCTTGCATCGCTCCATATCGGAAGTTAATAGCCGCCATCGGTCCCATCTTAACACCGTTTCGGTTTACGAGTGCATCGCCACCGCGCAAGATACCCATAAACACCTGCTCGGTGTTCCAGATTTGAGACTCAGAAGAAGCCGCGCCTGCGGGTGCTGTGTCGTTGATCGCGTTTGCAACGTAAACATTAGGGATTCCGAGTACTGATCGAAGAACCTCAAGTACTGCCTCATTGCTGAGGATCAGTTGACCACTAGCAAGCCCGCTTCCAGTTGCCCCAACATATCCGCGAATCTCAGGGTTACGCGCTAAAGTACGGAATACGCCACGGCCCAAAATAAGAGAATCCGCGCTCATTCCGCCTGAATTATCAAAGACAGTATCTTTAAGGGCGTGAAGATCGGTTAAAGGATTCGCGCCGGTTGCGTCCCACTTGGTCCCGGTTTGAAGAGCTGTACAAGCCGCAGTCTGAAACTCTGTGGAGTTGAACAGAAGATCAGCGCATCTCTTCTCACGAGATACCTGCATAGCCCGCGCAACTTTGCGAACCATGCGCTGTTCCTCTGACCCGGGGTACTGCGAATCAAAAATATCTTCCATCGCGATGCCGTCACGCCATGAGTAAATATCAGCTTTGTAAGTTGTATTACTTCGATCAAAGCCGCTCAATAACTGACGATCAGCGCCGGGCGCTCGTTGATTGTCGAGACCTGCGCCGGCTCCGGTGAAGTTTCGGTTGTTCTCGATAAGAAGAGTACCGCTACGCTCAGGGATTGCGACAGTCTCAAAGACCTTATCAGCAATGAATGAATCATCACCTTGGACCGCTTCGATTGCAAGGTTTGATAGAATCTCATCTACTGGATGTATATTACTATATGAACTAGCCATTTAGATCACCTTCTTTCTAAGGGAGTGGGGTCTTTGGACCGTTGAAAATGATCTCGACTTGCTCACCACTAGCGAGCGCGAGATTTGCTTTTGCAGGGATGAGATACCCAATGCCATAACCGCCTGAAGCGTTAGCATCAAGGTGGCCATTATCTCCACACTGAACAGGTAGAGCAACCGCACTTGTGAGGTCAATCGCGGTGTCGATCACTGCGCGTGTAAGACCGTGTACAACTACGTCGACAATGTCGCCGGCTGATGCCGCACGTTGTGCAACTCCGATGATGTTTGCACCATCAGAAGCGCCCGCTACTTCGATGTCTCCATCAGTAGCAAGTTTAACAAGGGCGAACTCAGTTATAGTGCCGCCCGCAATATATGATTTTACGATGTTTTGCTCAGCCATGGGTTAACCTCCGTAAATGCGAGCGTATTGATCAGGGTTAGTTGATCGGAATTGATGCAAAGCTTCAGAGAAAGAAATATTCTTCGTCTTCGCTTCTTCGGCTAGTCTAGCCGCTAGGTTCTCTCGTGTGATCTCTTCAGCGCTTGCGCCGTGTCCAATTTCCTTCATTGGTACAACTGGAGCCGCCTCTGAGAAATGCGCCCATAGTGCGGGCTTGGTGTCGCGTAGGTCGTAAGCGTCACGAGCGGCGCTTTCTGCGCTTGGTGCGATCTTGCCTTCACTGAGTAGGGTATTGATTGCCGCGCTCTTTGCTGTCTCGTACTTCTCAGCCTCAACTTTTAAAAGTTGCTCGCGAAGTGCTTTGACCTCATTTAAGAGTTGAAGATTCTCAGAGTGTGCGACCGACTCAGCCATTTTTTTCGGCTCGTCTTCCTTCTTCTCTTCCATCTTCTCGACTTCGTCATAATGCTCTTTCATCTCTTCTTCTTTTTCAGAATCAAGTTGAGCTTCGACCGCCGCCTCTGCTTTTTTGGTCATCTCCGCAACCCGCTTCTCAAGCTCTAACACCATATCGTGTTTAGCTCGTAGCATGTCACGGAGTTCGTCTATTGACATCTCGTTGATATCTTCCATCAACTTTTCTCCTAGTGTTACGGGCTCGAGCTGAGTTGAAGCCTGAGCCGGTCTTGGGGTAAGGGTGATGGCCAACAATTGAGCATCACCGATTTTGTCACCGCCTTCTCTTGCGTAGACTTCACCGTCGAGATATTCGGGAGACGACCAAAGAACGCCGCCCGCGTCTCTAACGATATTAAGCCCGCGCTCGTTGTATGCGGGGATTGCGTAGAGTCCATCTTCTCTTAATTCAAGATCGACTATTAAGCCAAGGGCGTTTCCACTCTCAGGCGGTGCCGGCGGTCCTCCATTGAATGGACTCGTCGCATGCTGCCAATCAATGATAACCGGATCAGCTTCACGGCGGGCATAGTATACGCGCCGCATCTCTTCGAGTAGATCCGAGGTGATCGCGTTGCCTATCTTCTCGCCGTTCATACGACTTGAGACTTGGCCAAGTCCTAAAGTTTTAAACGGCTTACCAACGGTTAAACCGTCAGGTACTTTATATTCTCCAACTTCACCAAGTAGGACGGCCTCACCATATGCCCTTAAAGCTTGTTGTTTTTTGTCTGCATCATTCATCTGATCAACTACTTTCTGCGCCCATCGATAGCCGGCATCTCCTCCCCATCCAAGCCAAGCCTGCCGGCCCTTGCCGTAGTCTTTCCAGGTTGCGCCTTCTTTGTCGACTTCATGCCGGGTGAAGTATGCGAGCATTCTTTTAACGGTCTCAGGTGATAAAGCTTTACCCGCTTTAAGATCACGAGCGCGAGCGATGCCAACGGCGGTCATTCCTCTTTGTGACATCGGTTTTGATGCTCTGATTCTTAAAGCCCTCTCAGCCGCATCTTGCGCGCCTTTGGGCGGTGTAAAGTCTATATGATCGTACTTCTTTGGAACAGCAAGAAGAGTCTCTTTGTCTGCTCTGTATTGCGGGTGAGCTTTTGGGAGTAAGTCAAGATCAGTATTATAAGCCTCTTTACGCTCGCCAGTACCTACCAACTTTAAGAAAGCTTTGACGCGAGCAAGACCCCATTGATTGCGATTCATGCCGGGACGGTGAGAAGTAGAGAACGCGCCCGCGCCCCTTCTAAATACCGCTTTAAGTGTTCCAAGGTCGACAGTCTTTCCCGCGCCTCTATACCGTTTATTATGCTTATCACGAGCATTGACTAGGGCCTTTTCCGTCTCGGCTCCAATCTCAATACTTCCACGCTTACCGCTTGCGCTCCCTTTTGGATTCTTTCTTGATCCTTTGATCCTGTCTTTTTTGGGCGCCGGTGTTTGCGCGATAGTTCTTTTAGACATTGCGCCGCCTTATGATCTCTTCAGCTAAAGTTGCGGCGCTTGCGTTACCACTTCGAGCGCTCGCCGCTCTCTCCCTTGGTGTTCTTACTGCGTCTTCTGGAAGATCGCCCGCGCCTAGTCTTTGGCGTAATGCTCGCTCAAGTTCATCATCTGGCGTTAACAATCCAGACTGAACAAGGCCGGGAAGCATGCCCATGCTTTCTGCAAGGTCATCTGTATCAAGGCCAAGATGCGTTAATCGTGGAAGCTTTGAAGGGTCCATTGGTCCATAGTTCCACTGAATCAACCGGCCAATTGTCCCCGCCGCTCTTCGATCCGGTCCACTTACAACCGCCGCGACTAGATCACAAAGATTGATTGCTGCTCTTCTAAATACGCTCAAGTGAATCTCACCTACTGACCTTGAGCCGGTTTCGGTGTTGCCGAGGTCTGCGAATTGGGCGAGGAATGAAGCCGCGATTTGTGAATCACATTTTGTAATTATATCAATCGGGCCTTGGCTGTATAGGTTTGGCATAACTGAATAATTATCAAACTTGACCGCGCTTGACTCGACCAGATAACTCTGTTCAGCGCTTAAAAAGTTTTGCGCTTGCGCCTCAGCTTCATCAATCATAGCCTCAATGTCAGATTGTGTGTACCCCTGTTGTTCAGCTACGGAGCGATCAACCGAGACTTTAGGAGTAGGAACGGCCCAACGATCCAAACCAACGAGCATCATGTTACTAACTCGTTGTTTAGTTCTCCACCACCACCAACACGAGCGCAGCATACCGACGCCCTCAAAGTTTGACCCGGTCTTATTCAAGGTGAGCAAGATCATTTTATTTGATGGGATCGGCTCGGGTACGATATGGCCGACCATGTCTTGATAAACGCCGTCCAACTGTTGACCGTCTCGACTTAGCCATTTCTGATGAGCGCTAGGCTCCCGGTCTGCGTATCGATCGAGCCAGACTTTAACGCGGCCGTTCTCATCTGGCCCGACTTTATAGACCTCTTCGGCGTATCGATAACCGAGCGGCACAAACTCCCATAGATAACTTAACTGTTCTTCCCAAGATGAAGACATCTGGCCGCTGTATCCATCGAGGCCGAAAGCTTCATTAGCATAACGCGCCAACTCATCACAGACAGGATCACCTTGATTAGCTGACTCAAAGCGCCATGATGCAGAAAGCAAAGTTTGCCTAAGCATGGTCCAAGAGCGGCGAACGATAGGATCACTTGATAGCATTGATTCAGCTTCGAGTACCCAATTCTTTCCGGTGAGCTTTGGATTCTGTTCTTTTCCAACGATCGAACCAGAGGCAAGATTAGTTCCTGTTATACCCTTGATAGTAAACCGTGGGGTATACGCGGGCATGTGCTCAGGGTCACGCTCTGTATTGATCATATGTTCACCTCTTTTTAATTAAGTGATCATATTCGCTTTAAATGTCAAGCACCTTAAACAGCAACGCCCGCGAGGAAGGAAGCCGCGAGCGAAGCAAAAAGGAGTTGCTCAATATATACAAAAAAGAAAAGCGACCCGCAAGAGTCGCT